AGAGGACATCACGTTGATCGACCTTCCAGCCCTGCTGGAATACAACCTCGTGGACGGACTATCGACTTGGTATGTCTACAACAAACACTGGGATACTCTGACGGCTGACGATCAGATGAAGATCTATGTCGAGCACTTCAAGAAATGGGTGATAGACATCATTCAGATGCAGCTTACCGGTCTACCGGTGAACATGTCGAAAGTGGAAGCTCTCGACAAGCAGTTGAATGCTGAGTCGAATCGTTGTGTGACTCGCATGATGCAGACCAAGATCGTACAGGGTTTCCTGTATCAGATGGAGGAAGAGGCTCTCGTGAAGAAGAACGAGAAGCTGAAAACCAAAGTCGTAACAAGAGAAGATCTTGGTAAAACCAAGGATCTGGTGGTTGAATTCAATCCCGGCTCTGCTCCTCAGTTGCAAAGACTCCTGTACTCTCAGGAGTTCCTTGGTTTGCCTGTTCTGGATCTGACTGATTCAGGACTTCCATCGACAGGTGCAGACACTCTGGAGAAACTTCTGAAGCAGAATATTTCTGAGGACATCAAGGCGTTTCTTGAGATCCTGCTTGAGTACAAGGCTTCAGCAATCATCATCAGTACCTTCATCCCTGCCTTCCTGAAAGCGAAGCAAGGATTAGATGGATGGCATTACCTATTCGGTAACTTCCGACTCGGTGGCACTTTGTCTGGTCGGTTGTCATCAAACAATCCGAATCTTCAGAACATCCCTAGCTCTGCTGGGGGTCCGTTGAAGTCGAGGCTTGCAAAGCTCGTCAAAGAGTGCTTTGAAGCTCCTCCCGGATGGCTCTTTGTGGGCCTCGACTTTGACTCTCTGGAGGACAAGATCTCTGCTCTGACAACACGGGATCCTGAGAAGCTGAAGGTCTACACCGACGGCTACGATGGTCACAGTCTGAGAGCTTACGGGTATTTCGGACATCAGATGCCAGACATCGACCCTACCTCGGTGGAGTCGATCAACAGTATCGCTGACAAGTACAAGCCACTACGTCAGGAATCGAAGGCTCCTACCTTCGCTCTGACCTATCAAGGGACGTTTCATACTCTCATGATCAACTGTGGCTTCAGCAAGGAGAAAGCTCAGGACATCGAGTCCAAGTACAAGAAAATGTATCAGGTCTCGATACAGTATGTGCAGGACAAGCTGGAACAGGCCACCAAGGACGGCTACGTAACCGTAGCGTTCGGTCTGAGGGTTAGGACACCTCTGCTGGCACAGACCATCTACGGGGTCAACAAGACGCCCAAGGAAGCTGCTGCTGAGGGGAGGACAGCAGGGAATGCCATGGGGCAGTCCTACTGCATGTTGAACAACAGGGCCGCTGCTGCCTTCATGGAGGGAGTGAGAGAATCGGAATACGCCATGGACATCAAACCATGTGCTCACATCCACGATGCTCAATACTACCTCGTGAGGGACAATGGCTTCGGCCCCCTGATGTACATCAACAAGCATCTCCCCAAAGAGGTGGCTTGGCAGGAAGATCCTGAGATCTGGCATGATGAGGTTAAGCTCTCTGGTTCATGTGAGATTTTCTACCCGAACTGGAACCATGGGTTTGATCTTCCGAACGACTGTTCGAAAGAAGTGATCATCGAACGGATTATCAAACACAAAGAGAAGCTGAAAGAAAAAGGTATAGCAGCATGAAAAAGCTCACCAACCAACATCAAATCGACCTTCCCATTGCAGTCTGGCTGCTTCAGCAGGGCTACTACAGTGGGGCAGATGTCGCACCGGAAGGTGAGTTGATCTCTGTCACCACCTTGATGAAGCCTACTCGTAGGCTCATCTTGGAACGACAGGTAGACTACACTGCTGAAACCATGGACGTGAGTGATCTGATTGCTTCACGTATGGGACACTCGCTTCACGAAGGTGTGGAGCGAGCTTGGATAGAGGGCGACTGGGCGGGGGCGATGCGGCGTCTCCATTACCCCCAGTCAGTGATTGACCGGGTTAAGATCAATCCAGATCCCTCTACGCTCGGTGAGGACGACATCCCCATTTACTTGGAGCAGCGCCGCTTCAAGGAGATCGGTGGAATCGTCCTCACCGGGCAACTCGATTTCAGCATCGACGGTGCATACCGTGATGTGAAGACGACTTCGACCTTCAGCTATACCAGTGGAACCAAGGATGAAGATTATATCCTTCAAGGATCCATGTATCGGTTCATCATGCCGGAATTGATCTGGAAGGATAAGATGAGGATCGAATTCATCTTCACCGACTGGCAGAAGTTTCGTGCCAAGGCTGATCCGAATTATCCTCAAGCGAAGGTAGCTCACAAAGAGTTTCCTCTTTTGTCTCTCCAAGAGACTGAACAGTGGATCCTCGACAAGCTGGAAGACATCAAGAAGAACGCCAAGCATGTGAAAAACCAAGACAAAATGGTTCGGTGTTCTGACAAGGAATTGTGGAAACAACCTGACAGCTTCAAGTATTACGCCAACCCTGAGACTGCGAAAGCAGGGGGGCGTGCTCAGAAATCTTTCGACAACTATGCAGACGCAGATGCACATCTGAAGTCGAAAGGCAAAGGAACCATCGTCACCGTCAAGGGTGAGGTCAAGGCATGTGAGTATTGCCCTGCTTTTCCGGTCTGTGAACAACGCAAGGAGTATTTCCCAGATGACTAACTTCTATGATCGTTCGGTCATCGAGAGCATTCCGCACCATCCCGCAATGGAAGAACTTGTGGATCTTCTCTGCCATCGAACTGGCAACGTGAATCGTGACTTCTTTCAAGCTGAGGTAGCCTATTTCCTTGGCTTGATGCCTTCGGCTATGAGAACCACGATCAACAGCCCAGAACGTGGCAAGATCCCTGTGAACATCTATTCGATTGCCTTGGCCACATCTGGCTTTGGTAAGGGTCATTCTGTCTCTTTGATGGAAAATGTGCTGGCTGACTTTCGTGAAAATTTCATGCACGGCAGTTTCTACAACCTTGCTGAAACCAATCTTTTCAATCTCGCAGTGGATATCGCTGCTGCAAAGGGTGGAGATGAAGCCAAAGAAAAAGAAGCATTAGACAGTGACTTCAAGAAGCAGGGACATGCTCCCTTCATCTTTGACTCAGGCACTGGTCCTGCTGTAAAGCAGCTTCGCTACAAACTGTTGCTTGCAGGTGTAGGCTCGATCAACTTCCAGATGGATGAGATCGGCTCGAACCTGCTGGGCAACAATGAGGTTCTGAACGTGTTCCTCGAACTCTATGACCTTGGCAAGATCAAAGCCAAGCTCGTGAAGAACACTCCAGACAACGAACGAGGCATTGATATCGGGGGTATGACCCCGGCCAATATGCTGATGTTTGGAACCAACAGCAAACTGTTCGACGGAGCCAAGGTGGAAGAGGAGTTTTACTCCATGCTTTCAACTGGTTACGCTCGACGTTGCTTCTTCGGTATCGGTAAATCCGAAACCAAATTCGCCACTGTTGATCCTGAAGATGTTTACAATGGGCTGGTGTCAAAGCAGCAGTCCAGTGCTCTTCAGAAGTGGCGTACCTACTTCCAGAGGTTCGCTGACCCTCGGTATCATGGAATCGAACTCGACGTTTCCAAACCTGTGGGTGTGGAACTGACTGCATATCGTCTTCAGTGTGAAGCTGAAGCGAATGCCATGCCCGAGCATGAGGAAATCCGGAAAGCAGAACTGTCGCACAGGTACTTCAAATCCCTGAAGCTGGCGGGTGTCTACGCATTCATCGACGAGTCGCCTGAAATCACCGACATCCACCTACGGCAAGCCATCAAGGTAGCCGAAGAGTCAGGTGCGTCCTTTCAGAAACTTCTGAAGCGCGAACGAAACTTCGTTCGATTGGCGAAGTACATTGCGGCTGCTCCGGACAACCTCACTCATGCGGACCTCGTGGAAGACCTTCCGTACTATCCCACCTCTACGGTGGCACGGAAGGAGATGATGGACTTGGCGATGGCATGGGGCGTGGGCAACCACGTCGTCATTACCAAGAACGTCGTCCAGTCGGTGGAGTTCTTCAGTGGTTCGACGTTGCAGGAGACTGATCTGAACAAGCTGATGTTCAGCATGAGCGATCATTTCGCTTATGACTATGAGCCTGTGACTCAACCACTGGAGAACCTTGAGAAACTGTTCAAAGCTCCGAATTTTCACTGGTGTAATCATCAGTTTGAAGGTGAGCATCGTTCTGAAGACAAGGTGATTTCCGGATTCAATATGCTGGTCATCGACATCGACGGACATGAACGTGACAAGGAAGGGAACGTCATTCAAAATGGACCAACACTCGATCAGGTCCACACTCTTCTGGATGACTATACTTTTGCCACCTACACCACAAAGAGTCACACAGACGAAGAACACCGCTTCCGTCTGATCATTCCGACCAACTATGTGCTTCATCTGGAGAAGGATGACTACAAAGAGTTCATGGACTCTTTTGCTTTGTGGCTGCCATTCCACACGGACACTGCTGCACAACAGCGTAGCCGTAAGTGGAGGACCAATCCAATGGCTGAAATCTACATCAATCGTGGACCACAAGTCCTTGATGTACTGCCATTTATTCCCAAAACCAAAGCAAACAATGAGTACGTTCAGACGATCATTGATCTTGGGAATATGGATAATCTCGACCGTTGGTTCTTGAACCATATGCAGGTCGGTGGTAGGAATAACACCCTGCACAATTATGCTAAAATGCTGATGGATGCAGGAGCAGACTACGACACCATCGAGAAGAAGGTCGTCAAGCTCAATCAGGACTCTGGTTCACCACTGAAGAAGGATGAAGTCTATTCGACTGTCCTGAAATCAGTGGCTTCCAAGATGTCCAAGTAAGGGGAAACCATGACAGATATCAATCCACACAGCATCCTGATTTGTGGTGAATCAGGTGCAGGGAAATCAATGTCCCTGTACGAACTGAGAGACAGAACTGATGTCCTGTATCTCAACTGTGAGGGTGGCAAACCGCTACCCTTCAAGAACAAGTTCAAGAACAAGGTGATTGTCGATCCTGAAGACATCATCACCATGCTCGAAGAGCTTGCAGAACTGGGAGAGAACAGCCCATTCAATTTCGTGGTGATCGACACCATCAGCTTTATGATGGATCTCTACGAAACGATTCACGTTCTCGACTCAGCCAACACCCAAAAGGCTTGGGGTAATTATGGTCAGTTCTTCAAACGACTGATCACTGTATCGTCTCAAGTCGATGCTTTCTTCATCTATCTCGGTCACTTGGATCGAGAACTTGATGAAGAAGCAGGGATGTATCGGACTCGTGTACCCGTAAAGGGTGCCTTGGCCAAGAAGGGGCTGGAAGCCTACTTCACCACTGTGATCAACGTCAGCAAACAGCCTATGAAGGAGCTTCAGAAGACTCCGAATGCAATGCTGAACATCACTGAAGATGATGAAGAGCTTGGTTTCAAGCACGTCTTCCAGACCCGAACCACAAAGAAGACTGTCGGAGACAGGATTCGATCCCCTATGGGAATGTGGAAGAAGGAGGAGTTGTACATCGACAACGACATCGCTCCTGTCATCAAGAAGATGATCGCGTACTACGACGAATAACTCTTCTTTCTCGGTCTCTGACCAAAAACTACCTCATCAATGAGAAGGAAATCAGATGAGCAACATCTTTGCACAGAAGAAATCCGTAAAATCCGAGAAGGTCGAAGACGACTACATCGGTGGCGGTGGCACGCTTGAGACGGATATCTATCCAGCAGAAATCAAGTATGCCTACATCGGCAAGAGCCAACGCTCTGAAGCACGATCCCTGAACCTCTGTCTCAAGATCAATGGTCTTGAGCAAACACACACCATCTGGATGACCAATGGTTCTGGTGACGTGACGTACAAGGACAAAAAGTCCGGTGAAGAGAAGAATCTTCCCGGCTACAACCAAGTCAACTCGCTCGCCATGCTCCTGCTCTCGAAAGAGATTGGTGATCTGGATGTCGAAGAGAAGACTCTCAACCTGTATGACTACGAGTCAAAGCGTGAAATCCCGCAGGCAGTTGACTGCTTCGTGGAGCTTCACGGTGAGAGCCTACAAGTGGCTCTTCAGAAGCAGGTGGTGGACAAGACCCAGAAGAACGAATCGTCTGGTGAGTATGAGCCTACCGGCGAGACTCGTGAAACCAACGAGATCGTGAAGTTCTTCCCGGAAGCTCTGCCTGTGACCATCTCTGAGGTGGCTCACTATGTGGAAAGCCTTGGTGGTGACTTCGACGACGTTCTGAGCGACGGTGATCTGCTCAAAGCCATCAAGCAGATGGATGAAGAGCATGGTCAGTACGCCCAGAAGTGGCTGGAGAAGAACCGTGGCAAGACATGGGATCGCTCTACCAAAGCTGAAGGCAAGTCCTTTGGTGGTGGTGCGAAGAAGTCGGCTGGTGGATCCTCCGAGAAGAAGAAGTCGGCTCTGTTCGACGATTGATCCTCTCAGATCTACTCGATGGTGAGGTTGGGGATTCGTACTCAGTGCGGATCCCCACTTACGTTCATGTAAGCAAGACAACTACCAAACCGGTAAATCTCAATGTTTACAGGAACATGCACCATCATCACCTGAATACACAAAAGAAAAACTTTGAAGAAGAGGTAGCCCCGTTACTCAGGGATAAGCCTACAGCAGAGAGGGTCTGGATCCACTACGAGATCTTCGCACCGAGGAACGGGCGACTCGACACCATGAATGTCGGGTCCATCGCTGATAAGTATTTCAGTGACACACTGGTGAATTGTGGAAAACTGCCGGATGACAACCAAGATCATATCATCCTGTCCACGTTTTCCTTTGGTGGCGTCTGTCCATTGGACGGCCATGCCATTGCAACAGTCAACATTCTGGAAAACAAGGAGCCAGAAAACATGAGAATCCTACTAGATCAAGAGGACATTCAGAATGCTCTGAACGCCTACGTCAAGACCCTTGCCCTGCCCAATGCAGATCAGGCTACGGTCGAAATCTCCATCGAGTATGGAGACAATGACGATGACGATGAGATCGTTGCTGAAGTCATCATGGGAGAAGCTCCCGTGAAGAACAAGGGTGGTCGTCCCCGGAAGAACGCACGCAAGCCTGCTACCAAGAGAGAGGAGGCTGCTGATGCTCCTGAAGAGTCTGCTGATAGCGGCGACGAAGGAAGTGGCACTGACTCTGATAGCGGAGGAAGTGAATCGGAGACGCAACCTGCTGAAGACGGAGAGAAAGAATCTCCGAAAGCAGGTGGCAAGGGAAACCTCTTCGGGGACTCCGAAGGAGAGGAATCCTCGGACTCCCCGACCACAACTGAAGAAGCTAAAAGTGAAGCCCCCAAAGAAACTGGTGGTACGAAACTGAAGCCCAAGAAGTCAAGTATCTTCGATGTGGACTAAGTTCTGCAACATTTTCAAAGCACTGGCAGGGACGGTAGGTATCGTCCTTGCCCTCATCATCACAGCAATCATCGGAGTTGCTGTGGCCTTTGTTGGCTTCTTTCTATTCTGGGGCCTCATTGGTATTGCCGTCGTCACTGGCATCTTTTTCATTATCTGGGCTGTGATCGACGAAGCAAAGGATTGACCTTGTTGGTTTGGCAACCAAGAAAGTCATTGGCCACCCGGTTGGTACTTAACAAATTCCGGCGACTTGGACTCCTGTTGTTAGACGGATCATACGGCATCACAGAGTAGGTCGTAGACACGTTAGCCAGTGTCATCCTGTGCAGGGCATAGAGTGGTCAGGGATAGCTTCCCTGACCCCCCTGTTACCCATTCATCAGATTGACCCATGGGTTCAGTTCCGGAGCACCGAAGAGCATCTCGAACCCTGTGGCATAATCCATCCGACCTTCACCAATCACAGTAAAGATGTTGTCTTGGATCGGAGATCCAGTATCCGTGATCCCATTCAACAGCATGGCTCGAACAGGATTTTCACGCATTTGCTTCATAGCAATCTTGGTGATCCGAATCTTGAATGCCATGAACCAAGTCAAACCATTACGCTCAAGCATAGAGCGAGTACGGCCCGGAAGAGCACTGAAGTTCACAAACTCCTCGTTCATCAAAGCGAGTGCCTCTCCTTCCGGAATACCCTGCGAAAGCAGGTGATCGTAATAGATCGACTTCGCCAAGAAGTCACCGTACTGGGTAGCCCGGTTGGCAGCCCGATAGAGTTGTGTGGACTTCGAAACCAAAGCATTCTTCGACAACGTGGACAGAGTATCAGGCAGCTTATCAGCCTGAGCCTCAAGCCATGCAGCAAGACCACCAGTGGTCTGAGCACGATCAAGACCCTCGATACCCTCTGAGATCTGCTTGTATGCACCAGCAGCAATCATAGGAGCGATAGTCATCTTCGCATTCAGATCCTTCATTACTTGAATCTTGTCACGAATCAAACGCTGACGACGAGGATCCTGAGTCATGTGATACTGGTTCTCCAGTTCCATGATCTTCATGTGGTTTTTGTTGAACTCAGTGATCTCAGCCAGTTTCGAACGATATTGCTTCTGAATGGTTTTCAGAGGCACACCACTTGTAGCAAGCTGAATGATGTTCGCCTGTGTGTTCACAATTGGAACGATCAGCGACTTAACCACGATGATGTCTTTCGCATCTGAAACCAAAGACTGAAAACCCTGCTCCCCTTTGACAAGAAGGGTACGCAGTGAGGTTTCACCAAACTGCTGACGGGTCACAGCCTTAACGACGTTCTGCAACTCCTTGGGCATACGGGTTTTTCCGGTCCAAAGATCAGCAATAGATGCTTCACGATAGCCTACCGAAAGGTTAGCCATCGAAGTCATGACCATCATTCCGTTTCCATCGAACTTCCCATCCATGTAGGATTTGATGTTCTGAGGAATCAGTTTGAACGATTCAGCGTAGATCGGATCCTTGGTCTTCTTCATGTTTGTGAAGAGGTTTTCAGTACCGGCTTCCCGGTTCTGCCACATGGCATCAAGTTTATCGACAAGTGCCATATTCCACTGGGTCGAGAGTTCTTCTTCCACCTGACGACCAGCCCAAGCACCGATGTTGATTGCAAAGTTCTCTTCACGACCCAACAGCTTGTCAGTCAGCACAGGATTGATCGAACGCTCGAACCCGAGGATCGTCTTGTCTTCATCGAAGACAGGCATCAGGACTTCGTTCTCATCCTCTGGGGTGTAGGTCGGATCAAGGAGTTCTTCCATGATACGGTTCACCACAGCAGGATCAGAGATGAAGCTCGTCGCATCTCCAGTCACAGTCAGACCAGTGTTGATGTCCACACCACGATACGTGGAGGAGACATTCTGCATGATCCCCTGAGAATACTGCCCCTGCTGTGATATATTTGTCACATAGTAGGACCGAGCAAATGCGTTGTTCACATCACCAGTGAACGGAGCAATCTTCTTGTAGCCCCGGTGCAGCATCTCTTCTTCATCAGAGTCTTTGGCCACGATGATACGATGATTCTCTGCTCCCAAATTGGGAACATACCCTTTGAAACCATTCAGCTTAGCTTGTTCAGAGACAGCCTTCTGATCCTCAGCATCGTTCAACTGTTGCATATATGACACAATTGCCATGATGGCCTTGGGTTCGTTCTGCCACAGTTGGACCGTATCCTCACGGATGTCTGCATCCATCGTGTCGATGGCGTAGAACGTGGTCAGTTCGTCGATCAGAGCCACAACGTCATCCCCATAATCTCCCTCAAGGTTCTGAGAGATCGCATAGGCGTTACGGATCAGAAGAGTTCCGACACGTTTCCCGTTCATGTAGTCAGCCAGTTGCTTCGATTTGTCGATGGCATCTTGGAAGTCAGTCGGGTTCATCTTCGATTGAAGCTGCTGCTCCAAGAACTGGATCTGATTCTGACGACGACCACTCTCTTCAAGGAACTGCATACCCGACTGGAGGTTTGCCAGATCGAGGAAACGAGTGAAGTCAGTACGACCCAGAGTCCGTTGCATGGACTTCCACTGCTGAGCCACAGGAGGAGTGCTGAAGAGCTTGTTCAGAAGCTCAGGCAGGTTCTCCCTGAAAGCCTGACGAACACCAGAGATACGGCTATTCACCACGTCCAGCATGGCAACGAAGTCTTTGTTGTCCCGATTGGTTCCAACGAATTCGTCGATCAGTTCACGGATCGGAACCAAGGAAAGAATCGGGATCCCCTGATAGACAGACCTCTGTGCCATCTGAGCATTCAGTTCAGTCCCCGGTTTGTCGAGGAAGTTGGTGGTATAAGTCAGGGCCGAGGTCAGATATTGAACGATGGTTCCACGAGTATCAGCACGAGCCTGTGCATCCACATCCCGCATCGTCTCAGCGATGTTGGTAAGCTGATCCTTCACAAACCGATCAGCAGCATTCAGACCACCTGTGAGCTTCTCCAGAATGGCAAACTCTTTCTCTTGGTGGTGATCGACGATGGTTTTCTTGAGACCATCCAGAACCTCTTGAGGAACGCTCTCCGTAGAGATCGTACCCATGAGTTTCCGCATGAACATGTTCGTACCACGAACCAAGAAATCATTCAGACCAGAGCCAATCTCACCAGTCTCAGGTGCAGGGATCTGATCCATGACATCACGGAACTTCTTCGATGTCTGGCTCAAGGCAAAGAGCACAGCCACGGCATCCGACGTGTCATCGGTCTTATATGCACCGAAGGAGTTCAAGACAGCAGAGTACGTCTGTGCATCTTCCGGAGTGGAACCAAACATCTCAGGAGTCATGTTCTCCTCAACGTGCTGGAACACTTTGGTCAGAGCAATCAGAGAGTTCGGGTCCAGAACCATTTCAGACTTCAGGATCCCATAGATCGCACGGAAGGTAGCCCGGTCATTTGCATTCCGGAGCATACCTGCCTGACGCAGAGAGTCGAGAACACGATCAGCATTCGCCTGATTGATGGCCAGTTTCGAGATACGACGACGGCCTTCTTCAGAACCGAGATCCTGTTGATCGACCCAGTTCTCCAGAGTCTGGATCCAATAGTCAGTATGGTTGTTTCCGAGAGGAGTGGATTCTCCCCCACCATTCCCACCATTGTTTCCGTCTCCACCATCACCATTACCACCTTCTTCACCAAAGGTTTTCTCCAGATGAGGAGTCATCATCATGTGAGTGTTGAAAACAGTCTGGTTGAACATGTCCGTCGGAATGGCACCCATCAGACGACGCATCAGGTTCAGGACAGCATCAGACATCTTCGACAGGAACGAGGCTTCCTCACTCTTCAGACGCTTAGTGATCTGGCTGTTGGACAAGGCCCAAGCCATGTATTCATTCACAGCAGCAGCCTTGCTCCATGGATCAGTCTTGTTCCAGTGACGAGAGATTGCCACCTGAGCATTGATGATGTTCTGGCCCTTGGACTCGATATTCAGGAATTGAACCATGAGATCCTCAAGGTTCTTCACCCACTTGTTCCCGTTCCCTTCGTAGTGATCGAGCACAGTGTTGAACGTCGCAGCATGAACAAACTCATGTATGAAGGTTTCAGGATCGTTGGTGGCCAGATACATGATCCGGTTTTCCACATCCCAACCACCTTTCACGTCACGCATGACGTTGGTGGCATTAGGCATGTTTTCCTGCATCCAGTCACGAACCTGTTCGACAGTTCCCATCACAAGCTGGGCTTCCATCAGACCAGTTTCGTCCAGTTGCATCAGCTTGTTGATGACCTTCAGTTGACGGTCATTCAGTTTCAAGGCTTGGAAGTGAGCACCCACAGTGGTGACGAATACCGGTGCTTTCACATCGGTCTTCTTGTCCGGGTTCTTGCCTTCCAGAAGGCGTTGAATACGGGTGTTGATCTCCGCAGGAGAACGCTCCTCACCTGTGCTGCTGCTCCAGCCTACAGACGAACCACCCATTTGATCGACAGTACGTGCAGTCTCTTTCATTACTTGCTTGAATGCACGGTTCTGACGAAGAGCTTCTGTCAGAAAATCTCCCACTGCATCAGCAGAGGTGGCAAAGTTCAGATCAGGATTCTTGTTTTCTGAAGCCAGTTCAGACACGACTTCTTCCAAAAGATTACGATCCACTTCCGGATTGTTTAGGAAGCCGTTGAAGTTCTGCTGAACCATAGAAAGAACATCACGATCCCAAGACTTTGCCACCTGCTGGTTCACGTAAGGGGCATACTCTTGGATCTTGTCCAGAGGGATATCCAGACCATCGAAGATCCCCAGTACGTCGTCAGGTGCTCCATCCGAACCAAAGATAAGATTCATCATCATGGCGTCGCCAGTACCGATCACAGAGAACGGAATGGCACGAACACCCACATCATCAGGACGACGCATCTGCGGTCCCTGAGTCATCTCACGATCAAAGTTGGTCGAAGTACGGAAGTCATCTGCACGCTGCTTGGTGAAACCACCAATCAGAAGAGACTGGTCATCAGACACGAAGATGGGAGCCATCGTCATCAGACGATCTTCCAGCTTCCGGATCTCTTCCAGAGGAACTTCAGTGATACGAGCCTTGCCGGTTTTAGAGTTACGGCCAACCTTGTCCTGTTTGGCCAGATCTTCAGCCAGTTTCTCAAGCTCAGCATCGTAGATCTTCTGGAGATACCGGGCCTGAATGTTCGTGGACATCACCATGACATCATTCAGACGACCGACCTCATGACCAATGACAGCCTTGGTAGCCTCAGTCAGAGCTTTACCAATGCTGAATTGGATCGAGGTACGGAACTTGTTCACCTGTTCCGAAGGGAAGTTGAATTTCTTGGATGGTTTGTCACCAATCTTCAGACCCAAGGCATTCATATCCTTGGTGAATCCGGGATAGTAGAACTCATCCAGAGACACATTCTCCGGCTTCTTCTGAAGATCCTCATAAAACTTGATCAGCATGTCATCAGCAATACCAACAGCCACACCACGGACACCAGATCCATAGTTGATCTTTGTCATCGGATTTTTGGCAGAGTTACGAGTCATCTGACCGGTATCAGGATCGAAGTTTCCGATGATACCTGCCAGACGAATCGCAGCCTTACGCTGCTCCAATTGCCATGGTTCCAAACCTTCCACACGCATGAGGATCTGATCACCCAAACGAGCGACAGTCTCGTACATGTCGAGGCTGGTTTTCTGAGCAAAGTAGTCATTCACTGCCTTGCCAGTTTTTCCAAGGTACAGACCCACACGCTGGAAGTTCTCGAACATCTCAGGAGAGATCACACCCTGAGCGAAGTTCACCATCATGTTGGCAACACCGTTCGTCAGACCATCAAGCTCAAAGCTGAGAGAGGTACGGAAATCAGTCTGTCCGTTCTCACGGGCAAGCTCCATCTGAGCCACAGCCATGATCGCTTTCAGTTGCTGAGGTTCAACAATACCCACGGCATCCTTGAATGCCTGCTGGTCGATATCATTCCCTTTGAGAATCTCTTTCATCATGTCCTTGGCAGGACCAAAAGTCTCTTCAAAGATACGAGGAGCATTCTCAATGATGAAGCGATGGTTCTTCTTTTCAGCCTTGTTCACACCGCTGAGATCAGCAGCCTGACCCACGGCAATCCAGAAATTATCCAGATTGTTCAAAGAGATAACACTCCAAGTCGCAGTGACTAGAGCACGCATGAACTTGTTGCTCTGAGGGTTCGGACCCTGAGCCTGATGACGACCCACCTTGGTGATACCAAACGGGAAGTACACCGGGATCTTGCCCGGTTCATCTCCACTATTGGAGAGAGCCTCAACGAGAGCAGTGGTTTCGTCGATGTTCTTCGTGATGCTGATGTTCTTGCCACGAATGGACTTCTTCAGCACAGAGTTCTCGGTTTCATCATCAGTGAAACCAAGCACATCCTGAATCACACCCTCATCGAAATAGGCTACGATCTGGGCGAAGGTTTCATCCAGATAGCTCGGAATGTCCTGCATCTTCTTGAGAGCACGCTTCTCAAGCATGGACAGCAGGATGTTGGTACGACCCTGAGTCTCATCAACAGTTTCGATTTTCTTCCCGATTGACCAGATGGGAGCACGATCACCAAACAGAACTTCACGAACAGTGGCAGCCTTGCCCTGAGTCTTGGCAGCCTGAACTTTGGCACGCCAATCACGCAGAGGGTTCTCCCCAGTCTCTTCGTCGATCAGGTTGTTCACCAGATACGTTTCCGTCATCTGGGTGATCTTGTTCCCTTTCTTGTCAGTCTTCCCGGTATCCACAGGAAAGCGTGCAGTCTGCACAAACCGACCATCCTGAGACAGAGCAGTGAAAACCTCTTTGGTGAAACCATGGATAATCCCTTGAAGGATATTGGTTTTCTGTTTCGGATCCATCTGGATGTCGAGCATACGCATGATCTCATTGCTGAGACTGTCCACAGCATTGCTGGGAGGAACACCATTCATCACAGCACCGTGATGCTCTTCAGAGATGTCCACAAGGTTCAGACCCAGCTTCTCAAGAGTGTCGTCGATACGGTTGGGATCAGATCCAGTGTTGTTCATGAGCCAGTCAGACACAGCCACAGCAACCATATCCAACAGGTTCTCATCGTAGTTCCCAGTTTTGGGATCCACCAGCATACCACCACGGAACTGCGGGAACTGAGTCTGACCTTCCTGAATGAACTCACGAATAGTCTTCTTCCGTCCATTCACAGTGATCTGTTTGTCCAGACGCTTCCGCATCTGAGCCTTCAAAACATCCCCTACAGCCTTGACAAAGTTCAGAGATTCAGCATTGGCTTTCTTACTATCAGCCATGACCTTCTCAAGCTCAGACATAGTGCTGGGATGGCCCTCAGTCTCCTTCATGATGAAGGAATTCCAGAACTCACCCAGCACTTTGAATCCACGAGTCAGATCCTGACCAGTGATTTCGCTTACTTGTTCATTGGTTTCTGTTTCGACTGGGGTTTCGATTGCGACGATATCTCCATCTCGTCCGGAACCGGTGTTTTCGGTACTGACGGACTCAGGGGCAGTTCGAGTTGCTTCGGGTCTTGGGCCATAGATTCGCTCCAGTTCTGCTAGGGCAATAGGGGCGTTCGCAAGCATGTCACGACCACCCATGAAGAAGTATTCAGTGAGCACAGCCCACATCTCAGCCTGACGCTGATCAAGATCTCCATCTTCTTGGAAAGACTCAACATACTCATAACGACTCTGAGTGAATTCATTGTAGTTATGGTCGATTGCTTGCCATTCCTGATCAAGAGGCTGACCAATTTCAAACATACGCTGCTTGGAGATTGATGCAGGATCATCAGAGAAACGAGTATGAGTGAAGTCCATTACATGGGCCATTTCATGGACCACGACGTTCTTACCATTCTTGGTTAGATTACCTTCACTGTCGAACATCTTCTCATTCATGAAGATTTCGCCACGTTTCTTTCCAGCAGGAGTCCATGCAAACCCCCAACCTTTTTCTACACGATCCGGATAGATCGTTACTTGATCGACACGCTTCAGAGCATCTTTACCAAACTTGGCTTCGATCAGAGCACGTACTTGGTTACGTGCAGCATTAGTGATTGCCTTCACACGAACACGATCAATCGGATCCCACTTGGAAGGATCTTTCAACAGGTTGTAGAGGTCTTTGTCTGCATCAGTCTCCTCCGTTTCAACTGGAGTTTCATCATTCACAGACTCGGTTTGCGCCTCGTCTGTTCTTTCTTCAACACCAGTTGCTCCATCGTCGATAGCCGTTGGAGGAGTTTCTTCAATGGTATCTTCCACAATCTCCTCAGACACCGCCTGCGGCGTGTCTTCGTCGATAGTCTCCGAGGGAGTTGACTGTTCTTGTGTTTGTTTCTGCTGCTCGTCGGAAACTGCCGTTTCCTCCTCGACAGCCGTTGGGTTGTTGTCGGGGAGAGTCAGTGTGACTGGCATCACAATGTTCATTCCCTCGAAGACTTCGGGGAATTCCTTCTGGATCGCAGCATAGACAGTCTCAGCAGTACGGACATCAGCTTCCACCTGCTTTGCAGTAGCGATGGACTCAGGATTATCCAGATGCACGAAGACTTTGGATCCTTTCCAGTTAGCTTCTTCTTCGAACTGAAGAGGATTCTTTAATCCACGGAAACCAAGAGAAGGACCAACACGTTTTCCTTTCTTGTTCACGACGTTAGCAGCAGCAGAACGGTTCAAGGCATCCACCTTGTTGTTCATATGCTGGATAAAGTTGGTGAATTCCTGAGCCACCTGAGCCAAAGGAATGATGTTTCCATCATTATCCAGTACAGTCTGATCAGGAGATTGAAGTCCTTGAATGATATCTCGTGCGAAATCATTCACCGAACGGTACAGCCTTGGCTTGGCACCACGAGATTCATAACCTTCAGCAAGGATCGAGCGACTCACTTCATCTCTCGACGTTCCTTTCTTGGGTTGCTCTCCAATCCTGCTGAGACCGATGTTCTCCTCGTCTTGGATCTCGATCTGAGTGTCCAAACGTTCGTTCACGGCACGAGATGCGTTGAGAGCAACCCGCGTAATCTTTGCCTGAAGAGGTGTGAAATCCTTGGAGTTCTGTTCGAGAATCTTCTCAGTACGATCAGGGTTCACATTCGTCGGGTTGGTCAAAGCCACGTCTTTCGTGAGCTTGACCTCTTTCGGAGTGATCGCAGAATCCTTGATGATCCCGACACGCTTCGTATCGTTCAGATCCACCATACCAGCTTCTTTGATAATCCTCTGCGAAGCAGGGGTATCAATCAGAGCATTGGCCAGCCGTTTGGCTTTCGGAGGTAGAGAGTTAGCCATCTGACGAATCTTCATCAGTTGGTTCGCTGCATATGCAGTGTCCTCTGTCCCCGGACGGAAACCTTTCTCAGACATCTTGGCATTGATGGCAGCAACAGTCTCAATGACATTGTTCCCCTGAAGACCAGCAAAGCCTTCAGATGGTTCATCCACTTCATTGATCTTTGTCTGAAGCTCAGGAGCCAAGTTCTCCATCTGCGTCGAGACCTCTTCGTTGAGATCCAGAGCAGATTGAGTATTAGCTTTCAATTGTTTCCGATTGGCTTTGTTGATGGTGGAATCAGCCACGTAAGCGATAGCAGGCGAAATCAGTTGCCCTGTGGCTTCAGCAACCCTTTGAGCTTGCCTCACGACGGGAGCAGCACGTTCTCCGACAGCATCAGCCAAAGGACCAGCAGCAATAGCCCCAGCAGCAGCCGTATTGCGTGCAGCAGCCCCAGCACGCTCACGAGCAGGTGCAGTGGACTCATAGATCGACTGAGCAGCCTGTGCGGCTGTGACAGCCCCTGAACCAAGGGCTTGAGCACCAGCTATCACAGCACCCGGAGCTTGAGCCACAGTGTTCAGAGCAACAC